GTTCAGGATGACGCGTACTTCGCCTACATCTTCGAAATTGACGACGAAGATGATCCGTTTCAGGACTTTGACTGCCTGCGAAAGTCAAACCCGCTGATGGACATCGCCGTTGATTCCGACACCTTGCGAGCTGAGATCCTGCGAGCAGGCGAAACGCCTACGAAAAAAGCGGAGGTCCTTCGCTACCGCGGGAACCGCCTGGTCACATCGATGGACAAAGCGATTCCGCCCGCCCTGTGGGCCAAAGGTGACGCCGAATTACCGGATCTGAAGGGACGGGTGTGTTATGCGGGTTTGGATCTGGGCTGGCGGGATGATCTGGCGGCGCTCACGTTGGTGTTCCCGTTGGATGATGGAGAGATCGCCGTGGTTCCGTACGCCTGGACCCCGTCAGACGGCCCGCGTGACCTGGCGAAAGAGCCCTTTCGGTCGTTGATCTCTGACGGGCTGATCAATGTGACGGAAGGCAACACCACCGACCACAGAGCCATCATCCGGCAGATCCTTGAATGTAAGCGGCAATTTGATCTGAGAACCGTGGCTGCCGACCCGAACAACGCCCGCGCAGTATTAACAGAGCTAGTCAATGATCACGGTTTGTCTGTGTTTGAGTTCTTCCAGACCACCCGAAACTACAACGAGCCGCTGCGCAAACTCCTGGACCTGTTGGACGGATCGAAGTGCAGACACGGCGGTAACGCTCTGCTGGCCTGGTCTGCAGACAACGTCGTTTTGAAGACAGACGCCGCAGGAAATGTGATGCCCGACAAGCAGCGGTCCGCGGAGAAAATCGACCCAATAGTGTCGCTGTGCATGGCGATCTCAGAAGCGACGTTTGCGAAACCAAAACAGAAGCCCCGGATCAGGTCACTATGATAAGAAGAATCGCGGCGGCGATCGCCCAACGGCTCCGGCGTTCCAGCCCAATGGAGCAGATGCTGCAGGCCCGGGCGGCGGCGGTCTCCGGAATGTCTGGCGCCGCAGGTGTGGCGGTCAATGAGACCACGGCCATGAACTTCGCGGCGGTCTATGCGTCTGTGCGGATCATCGCGGAGACAAAAGCATCCCTGCCGCTGCAAGTGTATGAGATACAGGCGGGCGGGCGGAAAGTGGAGACGAAGCAACACCCCGTCGCGGATCTGCTGTGTTGTGAGCCAAACCCCGATCAGACGCCGATGGTGTTTGGTGAGACAATGCAGGCGCATCTGCTCACATGGGGCAACTGCTACGCTGAAATCACCTGGTCCTTCGACGCAGAGCCGATCCGGATGACTATACACCATCCGTCAACGGTGGAGCCGTTTCGGGGTGATTCCGGCGACCTGTTGTACCGGGTCAAAGAGGGCGCCGACTCCCGGATCCTCGACCGTTCGCAGATGTACCACGTGCCCGGGATGGGCGGTGATGGGATCCTTGGTTGGTCACCTATTCGGCTGGCTGCGCAGTCAATTGGTATCGGCTTGGCGCAGGATCAGTTTGCCGCCACGTATTTCGGCAACGGTGCCCGCCCGTCGCTGGTGATCGAATCGCCGCAAGAGTTGGGCGACGAGGTGTTCGCAAACCTGAAAAATGAGATCCAGACGCAGTATAGCGGAACTAATGCACATAAGGCGTTGTTGCTGGAGGGCGGTTTATCCGCCAAACAAATGACAATTCCTTTGAATGAGGCGCAGTTCCTGGAGTCACGGAAATTCCAGGGCGAAGAGATCGCGGCCCGTTGGTTTCGGCTGCCGCCGCATGTCGCGGGGTACCTCGACCGGGCTACTTTTTCCAACATCGACGCGCAGGACAGATACTTTGAGCGGCACACAATGCGCCCGTGGCTGATTCGGCATGAGCAGGAGTTGAACCGCAAACTGTTTCTCAACAGCGAACGCAGAACATTCTACGCAAAGCACAACGCGGACGCCTTGCTGCGGGCGGATATTGAGACCCGATATAAGGCCTACCAGACGGCTCTAATGGCCGGTTTCAAAACTATCAATGAGGTGCGGTCTCTAGAGGACCTCGACCCGGTTGAAGGCGGCGACGATATTATCATTGCGCAGGCGATCTACGGGCAGCAGGATCCCGACGTGCCAGACCAGGTGGGCAGCGTCTCCGGCCGCAGTGACCCCCGGTTGGGCCTGTTGCTGACGCGAACGCTGACCGGGCTGATTCACCGGGAGCTGACTGCGGCCGACCGAAACGCGGGGCGCGATGACGCGGACTTCCGGCAGCGGGTCGAGTCGTTCTATGACAGCCATCGCAGAACTGTGCGGGAACGGCTGACGGGGGTGGCCGAAGAGCGGCAGATTGACGCGATTGACGCGGAGTTGGAAAAGCACCGCGATGACCTGATCACAGCCGGGCCGAAATACGCCCGCGAGGCCTGTCAGACGTGGCCGGAAGACGTTGACCGGTTGGTAGGCATCCTTACAGAAAAGGCGGAGCCATGAGCAATACAGAGCGGCGGGGCGTTGCCCGCAAAACGGAAATCGAGGAACGGTCTGATGGGTCTCTGGTCCTGACCGGATACGCCGCGGTTTTCTACCGCGACGGCGACGAATCGACGCAGTTCCGGTTGTGGCCGGGTGCTGTGGAACGGGTGACGCCGGGCGCGTTTAGTAGAACGCTGAAGGAAGGCAGATCGGTCGCGTTGTTCAATCACGATGATAACCACGTCCTGGGCAACCCGTCAGCAGGTACGGCGCGCGTCGAGGAAACAGACATCGGGCTGCGATATGAGATCGACCTGGACCCGGAAGACCCGTTTGACCGCCGACTGGCCAAACGGGTTCAGCGCGGGGATATATCGGGCAGCTCCTTCGGATTTATCGATCAGGACAGGTCCTGGGACCGCGGAGGATCCGAGGAAGTGCGCCACCTGGTCAATGTCGATTTGATCGACTTCGGGCCGGTCACTTACCCCGCTTACAGCGGCACGACGACCGAAGTGGCCCAGCGATCGCGGGCCGATTGGAACGCAGAGCGCCAGGCCGCCGATCAGCGGATACGGGATGCCCTGGGCCGCCAGTTCCGGCTGGCCAGACTAAGGCAACAGGGTCGCCAATGAGTAGAGGCGGGAACCGTTCAACGGCTGCCGCTGGGTGTTCATACACCTGCGAGATGAGCTGAGATTCTAAGGAAACCCACACGATGAAAACCGAAAAAGAGCTTCTGGAGGCCCGCAAACCGGTCTTCGAACGCGCGGAAGCCTTCGCCAAGCAGGACGATCTGACCGACGAAGAGACCCGGTCATTTGATACGGATCTGGCCGAACTGGAAACGCTCGACAGCCAGATCGAAACCGCCCGCGGCAGTGAGAAACGGGCCCACCGTTTCGCCACGTTGCAGCGTGGCGACGTTCCGGCAACACCGATCCCCCGGGGCCCGGAGCCTGGCGCCGCTGAGCGTCGATCTGATCCGGTTGATCATCCGGATTCTGAGAGGTACTCGATGTTGCGGGCGATCCGCTGCATCTCGCGGAATCAGCCGGTTGACGGCTACGAAGGCGAGATATCCCAGGAGATCTCGCAGCGGACGGGCAAGGATCCTCAGGGGTTCTTCATGCCCAATACTCTCGGCGTCCGCTCTTTGAGTGGCAGCCGGGAAACCCGGGATTTCAACGTCTCGGCAGCCGCTGGTGCAATAGATACTAAGCTGTCCACGTCGATGATCGACTTGCTCCGCAACCGCACCAAAATCTTCCAACTGGGTGCAAACCTGATGACGGGGCTTGAGGGTATCGTTGATATCCCGAAGCTAACCGGCGCTACGACCGGCTACTGGGTCGGTGAAGCTACTGCCGTCACCGAAGCCGCGCAGACTGTGGGCAAGGTCACGTTGACCCCAACTACTCTGGGCGCGTTCACAGATGTGACTCGCCGACTGGTCGCCCAGACCAGCATCGACATGGAAAACCTGGTCAGGAATGACATTCTGCGGGTGTTGTCCATCGAACTGGACCGCGCTTGTGTGAATGGCTCGGGCTCGGGCGCGGAACCTGAGGGCATCCTCCAGGATTCCAACATTGCCACAATTGCCGTCGGTACCAACGGCGGCGCCTTGACGCGGGACCTGGTCCTGCAGATGGAACGCGATGTGGCGGTCAACAACGCGGACGTCGGGACCCTTCATTACCTGACGAATCCTAAGGTCCGCAAGAGTGCGAAGCTGATCGACTCCGGCACGGACACAGGGAACTTCCTGTGGACCGATGGCGAGCTGGAGGGATACCCGGCGCATGTGACGAATCAGGTGCCGAGTACGCTGACGAAGGGCACGGGCTCCGCTCTGTCTGCCCTGATCTACGGTGACTTCTCGACTGTTATGGTCGGTTTCTGGACCGGCCTTGATGTGATGGTAGATCCTTACAGTCTCTCGACGCAGGGCGACATTCGCGTCATCGCGTTGCAGGATTGTGACATCGACTTCCGCCACGATGAAAGCCTCGTGAAGATCGTTGACATCGCCACCTAAGGGCTGTTTCGTCCGCGGGCGGGGGTCTAATGGGCCCCCGCCCGTACTTTTTCACAGGGAAGCCTTTATGCGAATCGAGTTTAGCCGGTCCAGCCTTCGCGGGAACCGATTCTACAGGGTCGGCGATGTGGGAGACTTCCCCGCCGAACTGGCCCACCGGATTGAACGCGCTGGCGAAGGTGCAGCCACACACCAGCCGGTCACGGAGTTCGAAAGCGGAAAACCGGAGCCGCAACCCGAGCCTGAACCGGAGCCGCAGGCAAAGCCGCCGACGCCACGAAGGCGGCGATCTCGCAAGAAGTTGGAAGAGTGAGACAACACAAGTATGCGCGTAAGTATACTTTTTTCAATTTTGTGAAAATAATCAATGCCCGTATCGGTCACAGTTGCACCCGCCACCGATGTGTTGACGCTCGCCGAAGCGAAAGCACACCTGCGGATTGCCACTAGCGGCGACGATACCCTGATCACGGCGCTCAATTCTGCGGCCGGGTTGGCGATCGAGAGACGCTGCCGCCGGGCGTTTATTACTCAGACGCTGCTGCTGACTCTGCCAGATTGGCCGGGCGATGTGATCTACATCCCGCGGCCGTCGCTGATCTCCGTGGGCTCGGTCAATTATCGGGACACGGCCGGGGCGCTGCAGACTGAAGCGGCCACCGTATACCACGTCGAAACAGAGGCACATCCGGGGCGTGTGTCGCTGTTGAACGATCAATCCTGGTCTGACACGGAAACACACCCGCAGGCGGTGCAGGTGACCTACAACGCAGGCTACGGGGCCTCTGCAGCCGTGCCGGAAGACATCAAGCAGGCCATCAGGATCCAACTGGATGTACTCTGGGACGGTCGCACAAAGAGCCGGGAAGACGCGATCGCGGCGCTGATTGCCCCGCACCGTATCCACTC